ACCTGGTGATCACTCAGCAGTCGACTTTTTAAAATCATATATGACTAATCTCAAACTCAAAGATCTGACAGATGAGCAAAGAGTAGAATTCATTATAATACATATTGAAGAGTATGGTGATCCAACTACACATAAACAATATGTTCAATGGATCTTAAAACAATGGTTGAAAGAATATATGCTAATTGAGGATATATCCGCGGCGGGCAGAACATTGGCGCGGTTTGATAAACTCAAAAACCAAATTAAAAAAGATGGAAAATCAACTGATATCAACCAATATATTATATTTGAGGTTGACTACCTAATTAACACTTATACATTTAATCATGATACTACATCAAACGAACAAAAGCGTATTGACGCACAGAATGCAACTGACCAATCCGAGGTGATATATCGAGGTCGTGAAGGCATCTTGGTTATACCAAAAACTGAATATGCCGCGTGCTATTGGGGTAGGGGAACTCGTTGGTGTACTGCATCAAGAGACGATAATAGATTTGATATCTATGCCAAGCAAGGCCCACTATATATATGGCTTGATCATCAATCAAAAGAAAAATATCAATTTCAATTTGGTAGATCACCACAGTTTAATGATAGTCGTGATATGGCTATTTCCAAAGAACTAATTGAAGAATTCAGAACTGGAAATTCAGTAACATCAAAATTATTTGATAGGGAAGAACAAAAATTACTTGAACTAGAATCATTATATCAAGCAGTAATTTATACCAAAGCAGTTATTAAGGGTAGATGGCCCAAACTTGAAGAAAATCTTCTGGCTATTAAATCAACAAATCGACTAGTAGAGTCACTAGATGCATTGGTAGATTATACCAAATTTGTCATTAAAGATCGCTGGCCAGAAGCTGAACCGCTTCTGCTTCTCACTGAGTATACTGCAATCAATTATATTATGTCATGCATCGTACAAAAAGCAACGTCTAGATTTGCCTATTCTGAAAAATCAGCCTTAAGGTATATACGAAAAAATCCAGAAGCTATGAAAATTTATAAAATGGGGAAAAAGCTCAGACCGCCATTGTATAGAGTAACTGAACAAGGATTAACTGATTTAGATTATGGGCAAACTCTATCAGAAACTGAAGTTGAGTATCACCTTCATATCAATGGCCATGATGAGGAAGCTGAGGATGCACCATTCATATATGAACCTATCAATAATTGACCTTTGTGATCTCAAATTTATACCCAGCTTCTTTGTAAAATTTCTTACGCTCAGTTAAATGTTTTTTGGAGTATTTGGCTGTTGATGCAATATCCCATATACAGGCATGGTCTTTATTTTTACCCTTGCGCAAACCTCGGCCAATACTCTGTATTACTCTGATGAAGCTTTTACCAGATTCAAGTAAAACTACATTGAACAGCCTGGGTACGTCAATACCAACAGACGCTGCGCCATAAGTGGCGACCATAATTTTATCATCACGATTCCTTACTTCATCATAGTGTTCTTTGCGATCATCCGCAGCCATTTCGCCACTGATGAATATAGCATCGCCACCCAACCTCAATATTAATTCCTTGCCAGTACTAATTCTGTCGACTAATACAAGGGTGTTGCCAGTTTTTGAAATAGTGTCAATAAGCTTGGCAATATAATCAAGCCTATTAGGGTTGGTTGTGAGATACTTTAATTCACTCTGATAATTATTGTATGCAATAGTTTCAACCATTTGTACGACATTGACTTCACATGATGCCAATACACCTTCGTCCTGAAGAGTTGACGCTTTGATTTCATTTACAACAGGACCAATATGAGTTTCAATAATCAATTTTGATATGTCGTCTCGAGGTATCGTGCCAGTGAGGCCCCACCTGATAGGAATGTTGCGACCTGGGCCACCAAGGAAACTCTTTAGTTCGGTAGCCTTAGCCGTGTGTGCTTCGTCTATGATTACTGCTACCACGCCCTGCAATAAGTCATCAATGCGATCACCGAGCATCTTATCAGCCCGTCGCGCCCGCATTAATGAACTCAATGTTTGCCAGGTATAGATAGTGTGCATATGGCCAACTTGTTTTGTTTTGCCATAATACATACCAGCATCAAGCCCAATGTTTTTATAATCAGCATATGTTTGCTTCATTAAGTTTTCAGAAGGCACCACTGTAATAGTTCTGCCATGCTTTTCAACCATGTGGCATAATGTCGCTGTGGTTATTGTTTTACCAGCACCCGTTGATATACATTGCATGGACTGCTGATTCTCAAGATACATGTTTGCCGCGTCTACCTGATAGTCTCTGAGACTGATTGGTTGACCTTCGTGGGTATGTCCAGCTGGCCAATTGATGTGACTTATTATATCAGAAGTTATCTTGTCAAAATCAAATCGCGCAGGAGTAATTCTGCGATCTTCAACTTTGAACGAATAATTTTCTTTTTCAAGTTCGTCCAATATTGCTGGTAGCAGATTATTATAGGTTGCACCATTTATGGTAAAGAAATTGGCTTTTCCATCCCATCTACCAAGCTTGTACGCTTCAGTATAGAAGGCATGTGGATAGGTAAACGACCAGCTTTTGACTAGTCGTTTACGAGTTATGGGATCTAGACCATTTATCTGGCAGTTGACCTCGTCTTTAATTATTACTGATGCTTGTTTCAATGTTCATTTTAATGCTTCATGCAAGTGGCTTCAACGTATTCGCGCCACTCGTCTCGACTCATTTTGCGCAGATCAGCAATCTTTTTGATCATACGCAAACTGATCTCACGAAGCCGTTCTTTATTGGACTCAATATAGTCCATAAGCTCTTGCTCATCTTCGTGAGAAAAATTGTAGCTAGCAAGCATTCCATCCTGGACTACTTGCTTGCACCGGAGGTATTTATCACGAGAACTATTGATCGTGAGGTCAATGTAGTGGCACCGGCTGGTAATAGCTGCCAGGTGTTGGCCAATTTTGCCGCGCGTATTCTCGAATTTGATGTTGGTAATAAAGATCATCGAACCCTCAAATTCAAACGTATTGGGGATACGCTCGTCTGCTAGGACCCTACTTTCAGCGTTCCAGGAGAGTACACGCTTCTTTGTACTGTCAAGTGCCGCTTTAAGCAAACCAAGCGTCAATTCATCATACAAGATGCTGTCGCTATCGTCCAACACCAGAACACTTCCCGGCGTGGAATGTTGATAAAGCAATTTATACATACCAAGCGCAGATGCTTGGCCACGCGACACCGAAATCTCGCCCTGCTCGTCGAGGATTTGGCCAGCCAATTTGAATTGATCCATGATGGCTTCAATTCCAAAGCTTTTACCAACACCCGGAGGACCTGACACAATCAACCCCCGGACAATTCCTTGTCCAACAGCTCGTGTCATTTCATCCAAGATATGAAAGCGACGGCGGATACGGTCCATAACCTGTTTTTCAGTTTCCAGAACCTCAGGCTCGTCGTCAATCTCATCGTTATCTGATTCTTCGGCGCCGTCGCTAATGATCTTAAACGCATTGGCGCCGTTAACCTTCAAACGGAACTTTTGGCCCAGGGGCACAATGTTGCCGTTGCCGCGCACCGTGATCCAGCTTCCGCTCTTGCCGGTTTTGAAACCTTCAACAAGATCAAACACCTGGTTGCAAATTTCTTCGCCGCGGTAAGTGCCAACTTCAACGTATACTTTAGTGGACATACATTCGCTCCTAGCTATGTTTCGTTCTATGTGTCTAACAATTAATCGCACTTGTGTCAACACCAGAATGCTCTATCCTAGTGTTTTACTGTGCATTTAATGCACTATAGGCCCAAGTCATCGTAGCCAGCCGCGCGCAGCTTTGATATATTGCTAATTGAAAAGGATTTCTGATCCAAGCCCTTGATCACACCATGCATTTTGTTTCGCACAACGGCAAACTCATTGATAATGTGACACCAGTTGACTACATCAGGTTCGGAGTCAACATATTTTTCAGCATCGCGCGAACTCAGTGCTCTGTTATAGTGTTCAAGGAACTTCTTGAATTTCTGGCTTCTGAGCTTGCGCAATTCAATATTTAAATATTCAAGGATTGACTCAATCTCTTGAAGTTGGGAGAATCTTTCCTCAACCAGACCAGGCAAATCTCGGCTGTGTTTTTCTATAGACCCGTTCAAACTGAGACTTTTGCGAGCGTTGATAATTTCAAGATCATAATAGTCAATTGCACTGATGATCTCATTTATATCAGCACGAATTCTAGACAGCCAGTTTATTGACATTGTTATTCCCTAAAAGACAAAGTCAGACACAACCTTATAGTTGATGTTGAATGCATTCATCATGAGTTGTACTTCTTTCAAGCATTCATTTTTGCCTCCACCCATTATATACGATCCGCTAAACTTTTTCAAGACCCCAATTGACACCCAATTGATATGGATTCCATCTTCTGTAATTATTTCGTTCAAATATTCAGGATCAACCATTATGATGTCATTTAATATTTGTCTATATTCTTGAGAATATTTGCCAGATGCTATCATTTCGTTACTAGTGTCGTGACCATATTGATACATTTCTCTGATAGTCTTGATTATGAATGACGCCGGAATTTCAGAATCCATCCAGGAGCGTAAAAATCCATAACCTTTATCAATAGTGGTAACTCTATTCCAGTTTTTTGGATCAAATCCAGAATCTTCCCAATATAGTTTGACGTCAGCAACCGTATCACTAGATAATCCCATATCTTCTGCATTCACAAACATCAGAATATTTGAGTTCTGATTATTCAAAAATTTCATTAAATCATCGACCCAGGGCAGTTCATCACCGTCATTCAAACCAGTATACTCAGGTTGCACGTCGACCACAATACATGGAACGCTTTTGCCTTCATATAAGTCAATTGTCTTCATTCGTCGTCAATTTCTGATGAACTATCACTATATTCATCATGCACGTCGCTATTGTATAAGTATTCACATTGATCCTTGAACTCCTGAATATGCTCTGACACATCAATACCATTATCAACCAATTGGGTTAAAAATTGGTTTGCCGCAGCTTGGCGGTCTTTAATGGGGATATAATGTTTCATTTGCGCCCATAGTTCAATTATTAGTTCCATATCATAATCCATTGTATTTTCCTTTTGTTGTATACTTAGTGGATATTTGATCCAATCAATGATTGGATCATAACTCCTTAAATCAAGTATCGTCTGTTAGTATAGCTTCACCTTCTCTGAGTTCTTCAAGGATTTCTTCAATTTGATCTTTCTTGTCTAGATGATGATCCCATTCCATTAGAATAATGTCAAATATCTTGTTTAAGTTTTTCTTATATTCTTTTTCAAAATATTTGTGCTCAGTGCCTTGCCGGTCAACATAAATGTATTTGTTGCCAGTTCTTTCAAGAACACCTTTAGAGAGTATATATTCAAACAATCCAGAATATGGATCAAGCCCTGTTTCATATGGAATTTCAAGTTCAACAGTTTCAAATGGCTTGCTGTACCTTGTCTTCATTATCTTGCATTTTGCTCTAATACCATGCACTTGCGATGTCTTGTTGCCGTCAGCATCAGTTTTCAATTTTAATTTTGACATAGCAATCACTATTGAGCTTGCGTAAATGAATCCTTGGCCGCCAGATATTTTATCATCGGGATCAAACATATCTTGTGATGCATATGTATGATTTGTTGCCACCAATCCCATATTCAAATCAGCAAACATATTGACAGCATTCCGCACTAGGGCAGTCAGCGACTTGGGCTTTCTACCAAAATCACCCTTGAGGTCACCTTTAGCAAATTGGTCAGTATCAGTTGGAGTCAGCAACATACCCAAGCTGTCAACCACAAATAATATCTTGGGTCTTTCTTCAATTTTTAGAGACATATATTCACTTTTATATTCTTTAACAAAATCAGAAATAATTTTTGCCACGTCATCAACCATGGCGACATTCAGTTTAAGCAATTTGTCTTCTGACGTATCAACTTTGAGTGCTTTCAACCATTTTTCGTCTAGTGCATTTTCTGTATCAATCAGTATTACAAATATGCCTTGGTCTTGCGCATTTTTGACCAGATTACCAGATGCAATAAATGATTTTCCTGCGCCACTTGATCCTGCTAAAACAGTGACCTTGCCAAGAGGAACCCCGTTATAGAAGCTGCCACTTATTAGTTTATTGAGCACAAAATTTCCTGTAGAAATCCAAGTATCTGGGTCCCGGAATCCAGTGCTCATACCAGGTATACTTTTAGTGAGTCCTTTTCTGAACTTTGAAACATCAAATGCTTTACTCATTTATTCATCCTTTCATATAACCATTTCTGGTGTCCGGCGTCGTATATTCGATAGAATCCATTTAAATTCATATTTTCTCTCTCTGTTAACAATTCGTTAAATTTTGGTAATATATTCTTCAATTTATGTTTTTGAAATTTTAACCTGGATTCCAGATTACCATTTACAAGATACTTATATCCTGGTTTGGTGTTTTCTTTAAATATGAAACCCAATTTATTATACAAGTTTCCTTGACTGAAACTTCTATCTGCGTATGATACTATACTTCCAGTATTATGGTCAAGAAAATACTTGAATAATTTGCTTGCACCGCCCACAACTGAAACCCCAGTTTCAACACAAAACCGCATCAATTCCCATTCTATACTTTTATCAAATCTAGAAGATGAAAAAGTCATTACTGCTACCAATCTATTATCATACTGTAATCCAATAGACTTGGATGAGTTTACATATCCCTGAATATGATTGGCTTTTAAAAATTCTCTCAATTGGATACTATTAATATGTGTAGTCAGTTGACAATTTCTTGCATAAATTTTTGTAGGTGAAAGTCCCAAGCGATGTGATATCATACTCTTGATGAGGTCAGTCTTATTATCCCAATCTAAATCATTGACATGAATTAGTTGAATGCCTGCTTGGTCACATAATTTAGTTTTGTTCAAATGATATGAGTCTTCTAAAAATAATTCAGAATGCCAATATGTGCCATTAAACTCAATGGCCATACTGGCAGAAGGAATATAAATGTCAAGTTCGTACGGATAGAGCAGTGTTCTATTATTGAGTTCAATAGTTTGACCCAATGACATAATATATTCTGATAATTGTAATTGACCATTAGAAGTATATGAGTATTTTAAATCAAGACCCAGTTGGGCGGCGCGCTGCTGAATAGGAGTTGAGCTGTATCCAAAGTATTTGGCAATTTCCAACACGGTGTTATGATATTCATATATTTTTTTGAACTGCTCGTCTGAGTGAAATTCAGCTATTTTTTCTGTTGATTTTCCAATAAGCTTTGCATTATGTACTCCATATTTTTCTATTATGGAAGTTTTTTGTTTTTGCTTAATATCTGGAGATTGCATTGCATAATCATAACCAAATTTTCTTCTTGAAGTTTCTGTCACTTTTTCATTATGATTGGCGATCTGGCCAGGATTAGCGACGCCATATCGTTCATTCAATATAGCCCTTTGGTCAATAATACCTTGATGTGATTGCAAATAATGAGGGGAACCATATTTTTTAATATTAGAAATTTTAGCTAATTCTCGACATTCTTGGGTGGCAAGATAGGATGTTTTGCCGTATTTCATTAAATGCGTCAATCTTGTCTTTTGTTTTATTTCTGTAGATTTCGTTGGAAATTCAACCCCATATTTTTCTAGATTTGTCGCCATAGTCTTTTTTAGCATAGTATCTTTATAATTTTCACCATGGTTTTGTATAAGGGTCTTTACTTTTTTGTCAGACACACATTGACAAGATTTATTGCATACATATTGCGATTTCTTGAATTTTTGTCGCCGGCCGTATGGGCAGTGGGTATTCTCATGTGGATTATTAATCAGGTAAATTCGTTCAGCTAATGACTCGCAATCATTACTAGTATTAGCGTTAATCCAGTCAATCTCATCCTGACTATTCTTCAACAATGTTGCTCTTCTTTTTGGTTGTGCTATGAAAAGAGTTATAAAGTTGGATACTTGTGCGGGGATGAGATTGACCATTGGATTAATGATTTGCGTCTAGGTTTTTTCTAGAACAACCTATTATTGTGGTTTTGTTCTATTGCGCAGGGCTGCAAGAATATCTTGAGCGCTGCTGGTTGGTTGTTGCACAACTTCATCAGCAGCCACAGTGTTTTCAGAATCTTGATCATCTGGTTCAGGATCCTGAACCTTGGATTTTTCAACTTTCCTAGTGGTCGCCTTGGCTTTTGTTGACTCACTCTGGGCTGGCTTGGTATCTTGATTTTTATCCAAATCAATTCCGGATGGTTTGTAGAACTTGGCATATTTGTCTGGATCATACATTTCACCATTGACACTATCTTCAAACATAGCAAAGATAATAGCCAGTTCTTCTGTAGAAGGTTGCTTTGGCATGAAATCATTTAGATCATATAACCCGTGAGTCACAATAGCTTCACGTTCGTCGTCAGACAAGCTTCGTTCTCTTCTAGCCCATGATGAGGTGGAATAGTCTGCATAATCACCTTTTTTAGTTTTAGTGATTTTGAAGTCTGTGCCTTTTTCCACATGGGTTGGGATTTCAGTAAAATCAGGATCCATTAGGGCGGCCTTGATTGTATTGAATAGGCTACTGTTTATCATGAACCTTCTGATTGGATTCTCAGGTACTGCATCTTCGTGAAGTGTAGATTTCACAGCAAACCCTTGGAACAGATAGCTTTTCTTTTTCCAATATGTACGAGCGAGGCTTTCCATGTTGGAGTCTTTAAACCATGGACGAATTTCGTCATGGATTGGGCAACGCAAACCATGGCTATCTTTCCACATTTCTGCGCATGGAACCTTAACAGTGACTTTTTTAGTTTCATCTACGCCAAGCACACCATTGAATGGTATGTTGATCATTTGACGCTCTCTCCAAAAGAAAGGATTTGAACTGTCAGAATCTTCCAGAAATCGTATCTCAGAAGTTTCGTTTTCCTTCATATTCCAGAATGGGAATATTGCATTGTCGAGTACCTGGTTTCCTTTTGATTCCTGGCTTAATAGTTGTTTTCTGATTTCGGCTAATGTTAGTGCCATGGTTGAGTTCCTATTGAGTATTAAAAATGTATTGTATCCAACATTTACGTTGGCTTACAAAGTTTGCTTACTAGCAAATATATTTATCTATTTGATCTCTATTTAGAGTGCAAATATTCTTTCAAATCTAAATTTATCTAGAGATTCTTTAAGATGTGAGATTGCTTCTTGTTCTGATTTATTATCAGCCGCATCCTCAACTTCTTCGTTTACTATAATAGAATTATGCAGAGAAGTCAATATATTATTTGCCTTTTCGTGCATTTCTGCTGGATAATTCCGATAGTTTTCTGCTATTTTCATTAATGCTTCTGCTATGTTATGGTCTGTTGTTTTCTGAGCAAGGTAATTAAACCAATCAACAGTTTCGTCAATTTTTGATCCATATGTGACATTGCATGGATGATTGGATTCGTTCTTATCCAGCATGTGAGAATTTAGACCGCCAGATTCCAATACCGCTTTGACCATTTCTGAAAGCTCTTTGCGGTAGCCTTGTTTCTTGACCATTGTTTCTTTGATTTTTCCCAAGTGTGGAAGAATGTCGGAAACCATTTCCTCAGTGAACATTTCCAGTAATGATTCATCAACTACTTCTTCTTCATCATCATCAGTATATGATTCAAAATACTTCTGGTAACCGTTGACATTATGCATACTGGCCAATGTTTTCTTAACTTCAGCAACTCTACTATAGACTTCATTGATGAACTCGTTATGTGATTCATGTAACTCAGCGTCTTTGCGAGTTGATTTCAAAAAATTCTTGAGTTTGTTTGATTCCTCAGTAATATTCAAAATATGCTTTCCATGATTGTCATATGTACTGCCGCCCTCGCTGACGTGAACCGTCATGGCCCTGGCAGCAGGTACATTATTGTAAGGGAACCGAAAACGTTCTCCGCGATTATTTTCAACAAATATTGAATGTATATTTCTAGACCTACTGCCACGAATATTTTCATCTATAGACTTGGTATGTCTAATATATAAGGTTGCATTTTCGAATTGTTGTTTCGAGGTTTTAATTGTTCCAAATGGTTTGGAAAAACCTTCAGTAACTGAATTACTCATATCATCTCCTGCTATTTTTTCTATCTGCGTAACATAATCCTTTGGAGAGATAACCTTTCCAATAGACTTCAAGTTGAATTCAAGAACGTATTTATTTGCCAATTTCCGTAGTTGGGTAATTAAACTTCTGATTTCACTAATATCAACTCCCTGCCCCACATCCAAGTTAATTGCATTGTATTCACTAGATGTATCAAAGTTAAGCATAATGTTGGAGTCTTTACTGTAGAATCTACGAGCATAATCTATATTAAGAGTATGCTCGCCTTCAAAAGTATACATCCTTAAAGTCAAGCCGTGGCTTTTCAAAGTTTTGAATAATTGATTACTGACTGATTTTTCATTAATTGACATAATATTATTTATCCTTGGTCACAAAAATCCGATAGGCATAGGGGCTTGACCTGAGTCATCAAAAGATTCGCGAACATAGTCGTAAGTATCATCATCATATCGGCTTATTACCTCTATCATTCTAATATTGATAACCAATGCCATGACTAAATCATCTGTTTCACCTGGCTTGGCCTTATAGCCAGGTCCAGCAGCCACAAAAGTTTTCAATTCTCTGACCAAATTTTTGCTATTGATCTTTAGTTTGTCTTTTTCTATCCATTGTTTTAATTTTGAACAGGCGGCAACCTTGTTGCTGTTGTTGGTATGAAATCCACGTCTTATTATTTTTCCGGCGGCAATCTTGGCCTTCCTGGGTTCATTCAAGAATGTTCCAGGAATATTCTCTTCGCCCATTTCTCTGATAGTGGTCAGCGCCGCTTCGCCAATAGTATTATTTTCCACGCTCCAATATATTTCTGAATCCCCATTGGTATCTTCTTTAATGGTGTCACAAATACTTTTGAGTAGTTTTATCTGCTCAGGGATAGCAGTTTTATTATGCTGCCATTCAGCAACTTGAACCAAGTCTGGTAAGCTAATAACTTGTATAGCGGCGAAATCACCACCAGTTCCAATACTTGGGTCCAATGAAACAGAGTATGTTTTATTCTTATTGAGTGGTGCATACCATCTGATCTGCCCAGTTTTCTTAAATGGGTCTATACCAAGATGCATTTGTGATAGAAATATGCTATCAATCAAGGTTTCATCAAACGAAATGAATTCAAGTTCCATTTCCCGTCTAAATCGTTCCTCGCCAATCTTATTTCGTTCTTCAGTTGCCCACGCATCGTCACGATCTGGATGATCTCGCCAATGTGATTTGAATGATTTAAACCCGTTGACTCCAACAGATTGCTCATTACCGTATTCATCAAAAGTTTTTGCGGCTCCTCTCCAGAGCTTGGCGAATTGATCATTATCTTGGTTTGGTGTAGAAGTTATCAGACATTTACCACCAGTTGACAATGTCGGGGAGATTGAGGTCCAGAACTCTTCTGCTATTCTAGGCGCAACGAATGATAACTCATCACAGTAAAGCAATGAAATAGCCATACCCCGGCCAGTTTTTTCGGTGGTAGCTTGTGAAATAATTCTACTACCATTATCAAATTCAATACTTCCACGGTTGTATGCAGTGGTGCCAGCTCTAATATGATCCGGGCAGCTTTCATACATATACCGTATTCTAGACATAATTTCTTGAGCGCCAGAATACTTGTGGGCAGCAATTAAGATGGTACTGTCTGCAACAAACATTGCATACCACAACAAGTAAGCGCCAGCACAGGTTGATTTACCAACCTGTCGCGGCATCATTGCAATAGAATTTCTATAACCATGGTAAACGTCTATTAGATCTTCTTGAAATTTATAAAGATCGAATGGCAAACGCCCTTTAATAGGGTGCTGAATATAACAAAAGTTTTTAATGAAATATTTAGGGTCAGCAGTACACCTGGCAAGTTCTAGTGCTTGAGTTAAACCAAGCACTTCTTTTTTATATGGTGACTTTGTTAGATCATTATTGGCTGCCATTATCAGTTACTGATTAAACACTATTGGCAACCACATTCTGATATAACTTTTGGCGCCTGTACGATTACACAGGAAAGCAGATCCTGCAGGTAATTCTATACGCCCATCGGCTGACTTGTTTAAATCTTCTTCAGTATGTATTATAAACGTATCTTCAATTGGTTCATCTCTAAAGCTACTTTGTGGGTAATAAAATCCCCTAGTTCGCAACAATACATCCTGAATGTCGTACGCATTCAGCGTCCGTCCCAGAGCTTTCTTAATCCTAGCTCTGGTTACGTCGTCATATCTCACATGCTTTTCTGAATTCAACAGACTATCAAAACCAGATGGTTTTTCAAAATAGTTTATTCCAATTTCTTTAAGAGCCTCATATTCTGGATTGGCAAATGCCGAGCTTAAAGAAATTTGGGTGCCTAGTTGACTAGCCTTTGGTGCCGCTTTGGTGGGTTTCTTGGCATTCCACGGGCCTTGAATTATATTGTCGTCAGTCATGTGATTCCTGCTCGTTTCTTGAGATCTGCTAGAATTCCATCAGGTCCGCCGGTAGGTTTATCATCTTGTGTGAAATCAACTCGACGTTTTGATGGATTATAAGCATTGAGAGGAATATTATATCCAAATGCACTTTTTGTTTTCTTCAACCCAATGGCAGTTGCTATACTCTTTTTAAGAGAAATTCTGGCATCTTTATCTGCCAGACTGGAAATAATATTCACTATTCTATTAGCATTACGGGCTCTAGCAGCCATTATTATCTTTTCAAAATCAGCCTGCAAATGAGGACCAATGATATGGTCATTGTTGCGGATTTCAATACCTATCATCTTGAACTCATCAGATATTTTTTTCCAATCAACATCATTCAAGCTATTATCTTCTTCATGAATTTTATCATTATTCATTTCCATTCTGGATCTTAAACTTTCTGGTCTAGTGATTTGACGACCAGTTCTAGAGCTTGCTTCTAATTTTGAATATTTCATTTGAGACCCCATATTTCTTTGTTATTTTTTTGATCCACGACGCTTAAAAATCCTATAGGATTCAAGCATTTTGACTGGAGACAATGATCCGCTATTGGCATTGGCGGCTAACCAACTCATACGATTATTTGAATCCTCTTTAACTTCTTTGACTTCTTTTTCGTCATCACACCAGGCGGCTACCGCTTGCTTCAACGATGCATATTTTGTGTCTTGGCCTTTAATGTAGTATTCTCCAGTTTCTGGTTCTTCAACGGTTACAGTATCACCATTGTGTCCAACCTTGAAGCACTTGCATCCATCATCACGTGTAGTCATTGTGACAGTGTAACCATCATCTTTGAGATCTTGAACATATTTAGATGAATCAGCATGTTCAGTTAGTTTGTTATTTTCAATAAACTCAAGCATGGAAATAATCTCAGCCATGCTTTTTTCGCCTTCTTGTATTTTGACTGGTTGAGCATCTGCTCCAAGCAAACGGCGTAGACTAGTATCAACAATCGCACCACTGGGTTGATCAAGATATTGTTCTCGATCTTCAGTATCATCTTCTGGACTATTTGCCCATTCAGCCAACTCGTCACCACAATCATCATCTGATTCGGATTCTTCAGATTCTTCAGATTTCTTTACTTTGGCATCTGATTCGACGATGCGCTGAGGGTGTGTTGTTTTTCTGGCAGGTAGTCCCGCCAATTTAATTATGTTGTCTAATTCACTGTTCATTTGTTTTTTACCTTATATTCATTATCCAGATTAACTCTCTTTTTTGACAAGTCCTTTAAGAACTTACTCAAGTGTTTATCGCCATGATAATCAGATCCTTTAACATCTTTATGTTCTGAATATTTGTCATCAGTTAGTCTTGGCTTATATTTTGTTTTTGGTTCTTGATTAATATCATCACCAATCAATTCCAATGGCTCTTGTTTGTTTCTAATTCGTATCTGTGTTTCACCAATTTTCAAACGGGCTATTAATTCATTCTTTAAAACATGAATTGGTGTTTGTAGCTTTGTTTTAAAATCAATAATGAAAACTTCACATGCGCCGCATTCTGGAAAATCAAGAGGGGCTTTTTGAAAAATTGTCTTCTGTGGGGTGGAAACATCATAGGCTTCATATTTTCTTAGATGAGTTTCCAGTTTATCAAGTTGGTCATCAGACAACTCAACTATGGTTTTTAACCTGAATTCATTAAATTTTGCTGATTCAGCTAGATATTGACTTAAAGTTTTCATTAAACGAATCCTATTTTATTTTATTTACCTTGTCATTCACTATTTCACTCATCCGTTTCAATAGCTCATTTCTACTCATACCTTCTTCATCATCAGATGGTATATCTTTCGCCCCTGCGCCCGACAGTCTAAATTCTTCTTTTCTCCATTCCAGTTTATCTCTTTCGAGATCTATCTTTTGTTTATTGATTTGCAACTGGATAGCTTTAAGTTTCCTATCCATCTTGGATTGGGTTGCAGTAATTGCAGCGTTCAACATTTTTGCAGCAGAATCAAAGAATGCTGGAGCATTTTTATCTTCAACATTTTTACCAAAATCTATAATTTCATCAAAAATAGCCATACTCTTATTCTTGATTTCATCTAGTTCTGTATCAAGTGTTTCCAAGCCCCTAACAGTTGGTAGGGATGCATTAATTTGATCAACCCTATTAAATAGATCAGTCATTTCTGCAATATTATATTCTTTTGAATCATCTGATTCCAGAGGTTCAATATCATCTTCTATATCATGAATTGATTGCAACGATCGCATATCAAAAACTTCTTCTAATTTTCTTGTCATGAGTTATACTCTCCTAATCTTAGTAGATTACTAATTAATTTTTTGGGTTTCTGAAGATATCATTCTCAGTGATAATTCTGAATCCGATACCTTGTGATTTGCACCATTGTCTAGCCATGCGCCACTTTGCTTCGTTCAATGCACCAGCGGCGCGGTCATGTACAGTTTTGGCATTTGCCAATATTTGTGAGCGTGGCTTCACCTCAATGAGCTCTGCTTTGCGATTACCCTTACTGTCCTCATACACTACAAAGAAATCAGGAACGTATGTGGTTGGCTTTCCAGTGAACGGGTTGACGTATGGTATGCGGTGACTCTCGCTTGCCCATGCGATCACATCAGAATGATTGTCAAGAAACCTCATGAGTTTGAATTCCCATGATGATCTATAATATGGTATTCGTTTCCCTATATACTTTTCTTCGTTTATGGGCCGATAAAAATTCTGATGAAACTTTGTCATTGTTTATTAAACATTTCAACTCGTTCTGGTTGAAATGTTACCGTGAATTGGCATGGACTGCTATCACTATAATCCAAGACGTCTACAGAAACATTAGTTATGATATTATTAAACATTCTAGTCTGTCTGCCATTTTCACCAGGATGAAACTGATACACTAATATTTCTGGCAAAAAATATCTATTTTCGGTTGAAGTAGGGGTGTATCCCTGCCTAGACTGGAAACTGGGGACTATAGTTTCATTGACCTGAGTGGAATTATCAGATGTACCAAGGGCATCTATTCCTTGGCCAGCGTGATAGTAATTTCGTATATACGGCGTAAAGATCTTGTTCATAAATGCGTTATCATTAGTGTCAATGAATATTACTGAACAAGTACCATAATTTATTTTTGTCTGAGTGACTCGTTTGTTATTGTATTGATTTAAAATCTGGGTATCAAAAGTGATGTCGGGTAGAGTGACAGATCGGATTGTTTCAAATACAATTGAACTAGAATCTTTGACGGTAATGATCGCCATTTGAAAGTTATACTTATGACGAGGAACCCGGAAAAATGAATCTCCAGGTTCCATACTTCCATAAATTCTACCAGCATTATTGACTAATATGGACATATATTAGCTACCGGTAGAGTTGATCTGGCTTGACTGTCTAAACTGACCACTAAGCATATCAACACCATTAATTGTGTGAGCAGCATTGTCGTAACGAAGTGATAATGTCACTTGGACTGGCTCGGATGACGAATAATCATTGTTGCCATATTCAACACTTTGCACATGACACCCTGACAATTCCCATACATCAAGAACTGGTGAAGAATTTCCAGCTATTGGTTCACCATTGGTGCCATCCAATGTTTCAATCTTTGTTCTAAACTTGAATGCTGAAGCTGCGCGCGCCGCGCTTTGTGACGCCATATCAATTTGTTGATTGACTTGCTTGTCTAGAGCAAATATAGCTGTTGATGAAATATCATCTCTGAACATTATGCTAACTGGATTCCAGGAATGTTTTCCAGGAATGTAAATTCTTGAATTATATGCTTCTAGGGTAACTTCATCAAATGTAATTTGTGGTTTGGTGACACTCATTACGTTTCCGGTTATTATTTCGCCAAATTCAAAAACAAATGTTACTCTGAATCTATTCTGCAATTTGGGCATAAGAGTAATTCTGTTACCTGATTCAGTGGGAACACTCAAATTTGTAAGTATGGCCATAATGGTCTCCTGTTTTCTTTAAGTTATTTATCAAAAATGAATATTTTATTGCTACCTTAATAAATTAATAATTCATGATATGACAAGGACGGGCAAATGCCCGTCCTTGTCAATTATTTGTATATGTTCTATTAGAGCTGTGAAGATTCAACAACTAGTCTAATTGGAATATATATGAATTCTACAGATTTGGTAGGAATAATTGCGACGTCAACCCACAATTCGTTTCTACTAACTCTTAAAGATGTGTTGTTACTGCGATCACACACGACCGAAAAGTCTTCAACGCCGCGTTTGGCAATCATATCAAACAAGAATTTTTCATATACATCTTTAACTCGTTCACGAGTTGGTTCGTCATTCTGTTCAAATATGAATGGTCTACCAATAACTGAAAACCGCTCCCTGAGATATGCTACCAATCTAGCAACGTTTATTCTATCCAGTGCGCTTGATGCAGGGTGCAATGATTTATTTCCAAATACAATCACACCTTCATCAGTAAAGTTGGCTATTGGGTTCACTTTATTGATGTATAGAATATCACGCTGGCCCTGATTCAGGCTAACCGGAGTAAATTCGCCCTCATTATTCAAGTAGCCAACCGCAGTTGCATTCTGAACTTGGCCTCTAGTTAATCCAGCTGCCGCAAACCATGGCCAAGAAATACTATCACTGAAACCAATTTGGTAAAGTATAATATGACTAGCAGGAACTATGGTTGAATCTCCTTCCATAGTGGTTGCTCTGGCTGATGGATAGAAGACTCCAGAATATGTGTTTTTATTAACTAATCCATACTCGCCATTTTCAGCAGCGTTCTGGCCTTGAACCCATTGCACAACTTGACTTGGTTGCAAATTCATTGGAGCATCAACAATCACGAATGCAGTTTCTCCTCTGTCTGAATTCAATGTTATCATTTCATCATATAGTTCAGGATAATTTGGTGCCGCAATAATGGTGTAACGAAGTGATTCGTCACGTAGTTCTTCTGAAGATATAACTGCCGCCTGCATTGCTTTTGTAATTATTCTTCGTTGTGCTGATTTTCCAAAAGACCCAGCACCGTCAGCATGATTTTCAGCAGCATTTCTCCAGGCTCCGGCAGATGCGTTGTATCGTCTAACAGTATTAGCACTCTGGCACATATTCACAGCCAACATACCAAGTGGATACAGCAATGGATTCACTGAAGTTGATATTAAAGCAGTTATATTTCCAACCGCGGTTTGGTCAGTAATATCAGTAAAGATGACTCCAGACTCAGTAGTCTGATCAGTATTTGAGTGCGGTGTCCATATTGTTCCAGTCCATACCTTTAAGGATGGGTAGGCTCTGGCATCTGCAGACAAATCAATCCAGATATCTTGTAGTTCTAATGCAGAGGCATCTGATCTAGTAATTGGCGCGGTCACTGAATAAATCAATGCATCCACAGCGGGTCTTACCCATCCAGATGACCCTCTTCTCAATATATCCAAATCCAATGCATTCGAATTGAACCACAATTTGCCGTCAGCAGTGACGCCCGTTGGCTCAATATTCTGTGTAATAAATGCTTGAGTAATTGGTGCAGTTGCGTTAGCAGCGGTCCATAATATTTCAAATCCGCCAGCTGTTGCTGCCAATAATAATAGTTGTAATTGACCATTTTGCAATACTGATATTGTTGGTAGTGACAATCCATTTTGTGGAATATAATCAACAGCAGCGTAAGTATCAGACACGCCGTGCGTGGTTATGAACTGGAAAACACCTGCAATGTTTGATCTATAAACATTTAGGTTAATACCACCACCTGGCCGAGTAGTCTTGATCCACACATCACCAATATCTGGCGAGGCTGGGGCAGCATAATGAGGGGCGTATGTGACAGTATCTGTAAACGCATTGTTTAGCGATACCCATGTTGCTGATTCACGACGGTAATATCTGACAAGAACATTTGAACTGGTTTTTATAACAGCAATGGCGTATTCGCCATTTGGGGCAGTTGCAGTTGGGGCCACATCAGTTGCTTTTGTTTCAACAATTACAGATTGGCGGGTCCATCTGGCGCCATCCCATTCGTGAACTCCAAAAGAACTATCATTTGCATCAAGCCAAAATGTGCCAAATTGTACTGGGCCACTTGGCTCAGTAGCAACCGCATCTAATTCAGCTAAATCTATATTGGCGCGCAATACATAAGCTAATGATCCTTGACCAAGATATGAATAAGCAGCGAGTAGACCGTACTCACTAGTTTCGGCTCCAGCAATAACAGACTCGCCTGATCTAGCAAATGCCGCAGTTCCAAAAAATTGAGTTATTTCTCTCTGAGAAGTCACTGTGACTACTTTACCAGCAAATTCTGGCTTTGTGTATCTGGCAATGCCATCACTAAATGTTGTGGTTGGATCAATTTTATTATTTCTTGTAGCCAGTATTATCAAAGGTATTGTGCCGCTGCCTGGTGACGCATACTGACTTTCGTCAGTTACTGGAACGGCGATACCTGGTGATACTAATGTTGACATATTGTTTTCTCCTTAAGGGTTCTTTTGAATATTTACCAAGAACCTGATTAAAGCACATTAAAAGAAAATTCAGTAGCTTTTTCTACTCGGTAATTGAATAGCCAATTAATGATACATTATCATACGACAAATTGGTGACGTCATTATTGACTATCCATATTTCGCAATTATGATGCCGTTTATCTTTATCGTATGGCAAATCAAGAAGATACTTGGAAAATTGCCTATTATATAACTCGTAATCGTATAATATTTTCATTTCATGATGCAGATTCTGTGGATAGGACATAATTGGTGTTGAGTTAACATATTCTTTGGTCACAACATCGTATGATATTAATATTATATTGTGTTCATCACTAGGTTCAGCATATGATTTCAATAAATCGGCAATAAATTCATCCAATTATAAATCCCCAACCAGTATTTGATGTAACAAAGTTTTTGAGTTCATCTTCTAATCTAACCATTTCCTGATTAGCTTCTGCCTTCATTGATTCACCGTTAAGAGTGGTTCCGCCCTGTGGCCCAGCAATAGTTGAAAACTTGCTTCTTGCTTCGCCAATTATGTATTGGCATTTGGCGACGGCATAATCTCTGATCCAAGGAGCAATATAAGTATCATTGAATAATGATTCTTCTGATCGATGCAAATGTACATGCAAAAATACATCATCATCAGCCCGCATTCTTCGTTGAATCATTAACTGTTTGGTTGATGAATTCCATGTGAAGTTTAAGTCTGCACCAAACAATCTACCCAATAATTTTCTGTGTTGAGCTAGTGCATCATAGGTAGCCAGACCACCAGCCCGGCCAGAATGCAGCATATAATTGTTCAAAAATTGTGCTTCAAAAGGTTCAAATGTTGATCCAGTTTGACCAACACCTGCTGATCTTCTGTAAATTTTTGTGACTTCAATGACCTCATCAGGCAAAGTATAATGCTGTTTATTTTCTTCAATAACAATACTCATAAAGCTTTCTTCAACAGCATTGTCACTTCGCTGTCTAAATCTACTCAACGCTTCATTAAGTGCCAGATGGAAATGATCATTATCAAGTTCTATATCAACAATGCCTCCTCCAAGATTTAGGTAGACATCTTTAATTAAACTATCGCGAGTAATTTTTGGTATGGGCATGGTGATATCCTTGATTATAATCTTCGTATTATTTAGCTAAATATAATATATGACTAATAGGAAATATAATGCGAATACATCAAATATTGCTTGAATATAACAGAGCAAAGACCGTGGCGACCTATAATGAATTAATCAGCACTAGGGCAAAATATGATCATTCAGTAGACGGGCAAGATATTAATCAAATCATTGAAATTATTGAGCAAATTGATCCAACTCCAAATAATCAATATGTGGTATGGATATTAAGGAATTGGTTAAAATCCAATATTCAGTTCTTGGCAGAAGATGGATACAGAATCACAGAGTCCTTGGGTATATTTTATACAAAAAAAGCACAAATCAAGGCCGACAACTCGTCAGTTGACATAAATCAATATGACGCCAATACTCTTCAAGATTTAACTGATCAATACCGGGATGCCCAATCAGGCAAGGAAATTAGGAAAGAAGAAAGTGAGCAGGCGCGTCAGGAAAGCAATATATTATATGAAGGGCCGCTTGGTATCTTAGTGAATCCAAAAACTGAAGAGGCATCCTGTTATTGGGGGCGCGGAACCCGTTGGTGTACTGCCGCAACTAAGTCAGAAAATATGTTTGCTGATTATGATAAGGCCGGGCCACTCTATATCTGGATAGGAGTTGACGGTGGAAAATATCAGTTTCAGTTTGAAACTGAACAATTTATGGACAGTCGCGATCGTAAAATTAATACTGAGATACTCAAAAATTTAAGATTAAATCATCCAGTCATATCAAAATTATTTAAACACCATGAACAAAAACTATTAAGAGACGTTGCAGATAATGGCAGCGAATTTATTAGTGATCTAATGTCGTATCTGGCAGATTTTGTTGAAGGCCGGTGGCCAGAGGCAGAACCCTATATCATGAAGTCTGATGAAGCTGCATCGTACGCGCGGGAGTTCATTACAGGACGGTGGTATGAGGCAGAACCATATATCATGAAATCTAAAGAGGCAGCATTGTATGCTCGTGATGTAATTAAAGGACGGTGGTATGAGGCAGAGCCAGATATTATGAAATCTAAATATGCAATATTGTACGCCAACTATGTTATTAACGGCCGCTGGCCAGAGGCAGAGCCTTATATATTGCAGACCCGCGACGCCGCGCAGCGGTATATTAAAGACGTCCTTGAAGGAGAAGAATGGCCTGAGTATGAAGCTAAATGGAATCGGTCTGGTAGGTGGTGAATATTATGAATCTCAGAAAATTACTATTTGAATACGATAGAAAAAAATCACTAATTA